GCTGCTTGCTGCCCCGGGCTACCAGCTTCTGATATAAATTCGGTAAATCTCATGTTTTTGTCCGTAAATAGTTGACTTTATTGCGTAAATATGTTACACTATATGTATTATTTATCACTTTGGACTTTTATCTTGACAAATCAATCTATCAAACGCATCGGCTTTGCTTGCAAATGGGCAGAGATTAATCAGAAGGGTGAGATCGCTAGTGTCGAGGGTATGAACACAGGTGGCACTACTATGGCTTGGGCTAATCGTCAAAGTCGTAGCATAGCAGAGGAAAAGATAATCGAGGTCGCAAAACGCAATATCCTGAATACCCACAATCTAGTCAAGAAGGTGGCAAGTCTTGCCCCTGAACTACGCATGGTTCGTCTTACTAGCGATATGATCAGTTTCTATACACATGATGACTGGAAAGGATTCTGGCATGATAGTGATATTCAAAACAAACTACAGCATTGGATGGCACCCATCGGTGAGACTGCACGGGCACATGATGTACGTCTTAGCTTTCACCCTGACCAATTTGTAGTTTTAGCGAGTGACCGTGAAGAAGTAGTAAATAAGAGTATTGAAGAATTTGAATATCATTGCGACATGGTTCGTTGGATGGGCTATGGCAAAACATTTCAAGACTTCAAAGTAAATGTACACATCAGTGGTCGTAAAGGTCCACAGGGCATTCGTGATGTGTACAATCGTTTGTCAACAGAAGCCCGGAACACACTCACACTGGAGAATGAGGAATATACACATGGACTACTTGACTGCTTATCACTATCTGACCTCGTACCTACGGTCATGGACATTCATCATAATTGGATACGTGAGGGAGAATACATTCAACCTAATGATGCGAATGTACAACGTGTTATTGACAGTTGGCGGGGTGTTCGCCCTACTATGCATTACAGTGTTAGCCGCGAAGATGTACTCGGAGACTTTTCCGTTACTGATCGCCCAGAGTTGGAGCTACTGCTAGCAAATGGACATAGCAAACAGAAACTACGGGCACATAGTGACTATTACTGGAATGACGCTGTGAACGATTGGGCATTGACATTCTGTGATAACTTTGATATCATGTGTGAGTCAAAGGCAAAGAATCTTGCCAGCTTTAAATTATTTGAGAGATATAAAAATGGGAATATTTGATAGATTTTTCGGTGCAAAAGAAAAAGCATTGGAAGCATTAGTTGTAGCTGAAACTCCACCAGCACCTGAGGTAACGAAACCACGCAAACCTAGCAAACCTCGCAAACCTCGCAAACCTAAGGTAAAGAAGGAAGAACCAACTATATCTGATAAAGCGAAAGCAGATAGTGAAGGACTACCCTACGTCAATATATTGAAGATGGAATTAGATCCATATGATATCAACAGCGGTGCATTTGAACTAGACTTCAATGATAAATTCGTATTGAATCTTATCCGTGCAGGATATAAGATACGTGATGACGATACTGATACTATCATCGTAGATCGCTGGTTCCAGACAGTCTGCCGCAACGTAGCACTTGAGATGTATGAACAACAGCAAGCCGATCCTGAAAATCGTGCAATGACCGGTGAGATGAGAGTAGTACGCAGCAAAGATTTAGGTGATGGGCGAACTGAGGTCAGTTAAAAAGGTTGACAATAAATGATTTTGGGTGTATAATGTTTTTATCAACTTAGAAACTTTATATGGCTGCAGCAATATCCTTTAATCTGTTCAAATCCTCATGCGAGGATCGTGGTTACACCGACCGTGTATATGAAGAACAAGGTAATTGCGTACTGTACAGTAACAACGGTGTAAAGTGCGAGATTAAAAAGAATCACTATACAGTGGGTTGGGCAGCAAAACCAGAAGATGTTACGGAGATGCGTAAGCAAATCCTAGGTCTAGGCTTTACTGAGAAGATCGGCAAACGTAGCGAAAAGCGCAAGGATGCAAAAGACTTTATAAACATTCCCTTTGACGGGGATATCCTTGAAAACTTTTGGATCATTGTTGGTACCATAGAATCTATTAGTACAATTGTACGCAAGGTTCGTGGTCAGGCACTCAAGCCTATTCCACGCGAAGTATCCGAACGTAATATCTTTGAGAAGATTGCCAAACGATTCCGTTACTTTATTGACAACGAAGATGGGTTTGGCTTAGAGAATGCTCGGGCATTACTTGAAGGCGACAGTATCGACCATTTGATCACTATCGGCGAATCAGTAAAACGTAGTAAAGAAAACACATACCGAGAACATATCGTTCCTTGTATCATGGTTTTCAACCAAGCGGTTACAATGACTATGGAAAAACGTAGTATAACCGAAGTAGCACAGATGATTAAAAACAATCTAGCTATCGTATTGATTACTAATGAGGAAGCCGAATTATTGGACAACGAACTGGACATGCAAACGTCTATGCCTGAAGGTTGGAACTTCGGAGATAGTGTGTTTGCGCGATTGGATGCTGCAAAAATACAACTTAAGTGATAGCCCAGATGCTTTGCAATTAAATCTAAATAGTAGTATACTTACAATATGAAATACGCACTTATCGATACCGCAAACACATTCTTTCGTGCCCGTCACATTGCATCACGCAATAGTGATACATGGGAGAAGATCGGAATGGCCCTTCATCTCACTATGGCTAGCACTAATCAGATCGTGCGTAAGTTTGGCATCGACCATGTAGTGTTCTGTCTCGAAGGTCGTAGCTGGCGCAAAGACTATTACAATCCGTACAAGAAGAATCGGGTAGTAGATACGATGTCTCAGACAGAGGCTGAGGTTGAAGAAAACAAAATGTTCTGGGAAACATACGAAGCCTTCACTACCTTTCTTAAAGAAAAGACTAACACTAGTGTATTGCGTGATCCAATCGCTGAGGCTGATGACTTGATTGCACGTTTCATTCACTTGCATCCCGATGACGAACATTTCATCATCAGTAGTGATACTGACTATGTTCAATTGATTACGGACAAAGTAAAACAATACAATGGTGTGAGCAATGAATTGATCACACTGGAAGGTTACTTCAATGACAAGGGTAAGCAAGTACTAGACAAGGAAAAGAAACCCAAACTACTTGAGGATCCGCAGTATTTGCTATTCAAAAAATGTATGCGTGGTGATGCGACTGACAATGTGTTCAGTGCTTTTCCCGGCGTGCGTGAGAAAGGTTCGGCAAAGAAAGCTGGATTGATAGAGGCCTACTCGGACCGTGAAAAACGTGGATATCTGTGGAACAACATGATGTTGCAAAGGTGGGTTGATCACGAAGGTGTTGAGGTCCGTGTACGTGACGCATATGAACGTAATCGGGTATTGATCGACTTGACAGCGCAGCCCGATGATGTTAAACTGTCTGTAGATGAAAATATCCGTAAGGGTGTGCGTACAACTACTACACCCCAAGTTGGAATACATCTTATGAGATTTTGCGGAAAGTATGAGTTGAACAAGATATCTGATAACGCAGATACCTACGCGAAATGGTTGAATAGCCCGTATACGGGATCGTTGGTAAATTAACTTAAAGAAAGACTATATGTATATCACATTGACTAACGCTGCTCCAGCACACAGGGGAAACAAGATCGCAATCAACACTTCATTGGTTGCAACTATCCACGAGGCTACTATCCAGCGTGATGACGGAGTACTAGAGAACATCACTTTCGTTTTCTGTCCCCCACATGGAACCTGGGAAGTATCTGAGAACATGCAAACTGTTGTTGAAACACTCAATGAGATGAAATAATGAAATCACTAATTGTCGCATTATGCTTGTGCCTACAAGGCTGTGCAGTAGTAGCGGTAGCTGATGCAGGGGTGACTGTAGTAGCGACAGGTGTGAAGATAACTGCGAAAGCAGTGGGTGCAGTAGCTGATGCGGTGATTCCTAGCAAGAAATGAAAGTAACTTATAAACACACCGTGCCAAGATTTCGTATTAAATCAATACGATTCGGTGAGCCAGGCTTCATTATGAATGATGAAAATGGTTTCAGTATTATACCCAGAGGTAGTTTAGAAATCAGTAGGGAATGTCCTGAAAATCATAGAAAGATTTTACTTGAATGTATTAACAAATGCTGGTTGATACCAGTCGTGCATATGAAAGAGTCTGAATGGATATGGGAAAAATTAGGAGAGTAAGATGACAGTAAAAAATGAATCTATTGATCAATACTATGTCAATGAACTTTTTCCTACTAGGATAGTTTACAAAGATAACCCAATGCTTATCACGGACACTGTGTTGACTAAATCTAGAGAGATTCTGGATATGTACAAAGATAAACCTTTTTATAGTCCTTGCAATAGCACGGTTAAAACTTATGCTCAAGTTTTAGAACTACCTGAATTTAGAGAGATAAAACAGTTTGTATCTAAAGTTGTTTCGGTTTTCTTTGATGTACATAAAATTGATCCAACCGGTTTGAATTTCTTAGATAGTTGGTTGAATCATTATACTATAGGTGGATACCAAGACTTACATAATCACCATGACTCTATGCTGTCCGGGGTGCTTTACTTAGAAAGTGCCGGAGAAAAGGATTTTGTTTTACAAGCACCCTGGCATTTTCAACAGCCAAAGTTGCCCAATTATCTTGAACAAACTATAGATAACTCACATAATGTAGACTATACTACTCCAGTGGGTCGTGCTATCATTTTTATGAGCCATGCACTGCATAGAACTTTACCTGCTACTGAGTCTAGGATTAGTCTAAGCTTCAATATCGGATAGATAGGAAAAATAAAATGGCACAACATAGTAATTACTGGAGTTGCACTCCTTTCGCTGATTGGGTTCGTGGTACTCGCAAACTCAAGTCAGGCACTAGCGAAGAATGGTATGATTGGAA